GTTAGTATACTATGAACCTTCTTTTTGTATCTTGAAGGCTCACGACATAAGGATCTCTTGTGTCGCTCTATATCAAAGTTCGGGATCTGTGCTTTACTCCACGTTTCTCGGCATGGAAGATGGTTTAAGAACTTACCTACTTCCTCCGCGTTGAGCCGCCAACCTTTAAGGTGTCCTCGACTGAGTGTTTTACTCATGTACGAGTGCGACGGGCTCCGTGGAATGCATAACTCTAATCTGTTAATTTCAAAACTTCTTAAACAACCTTCACGATTAATCGCAAAACGTTTAAAACATTGTGCAATCGACTTCATACCCGGCTTGAATTCAAGCGTTGGGTCGTAGTTGAGGTTACTTGAAGCTTCAAATAGTAAGGTTGATACTACACGCTCCTCATAATCGAGTTTGCTGAAAGGAATATCTAATTTTGTACATTTGGGTATACTCAGTAGACTTTGTTCAACAAAGGTGTAGGCATCAGCCATAGCAAGTTTCATGTGTTTTGGGACAGAGATAGACTGCAAGAGTCGATGGAATGGATTGTACTCGATCTTACTGTTAAGGGTTGCGATTTTTCTAGTTCGTTGATCACAACGTCCGCTGAAACCTAACGCTCCTCCTATAATGGGACCTTTGAACGGTACTCCATAATCCTTCGCTCTTTGCGTGAGTTGCTGGTGCTTACTTTTGAAGTGCACTAATAACCTGTCTGCTTGCCACTGTTTCAACATATGACTAGCTTCCGCGGCTTGTGTTAGTTTGTCCAAAATGCTCTTATGAGCTGAACTAGCGCCAGTTGCGATACTTAGCTTCGTAGCTTTAACCCAATGACAATGTTGTCCTACAACGTTATAGATCTTACCACAGAAAATGAATCCAAATTCCGCGATGTGAGTCTTAGACATGTTGAGAGTGAAACCGACCTGATTGCATCGATCTACATAAGCCTCCCAGTCTTCTGGTGTAGCGTAGGTCGCCATGTCGTCTCCAAAGACGATGGTGCGTCGACGACCCGTTGGTGTCATTGCTTCTACGCAGTACAAGTGTAGGATGCATAGTATGGCAAAGGAAAGAGGTAGCCCGAGTAGGGTACCAGTGGTGTTCTTACCTACCTTGACGAGTTCATTATCGTCGTTCTTTACATACAGATCCATCGGTTCAACAGTACGCATTGCAGTACAGGTTTGCTCTCGAGACCATTTCAAAGCTTTCGCGATCCCTCGAACAATACTATATGCGACGTCCTTGTCAATAGTGTCTGTGGATTGGTTCATATCAGAGGAATAGAAATGTCTAAACAAAGGTCAAATGAGATCTCCAAATAATCGAGCGGCATTGTAATATGGATTTTTGTCGTACAACCCCATAAGTGAGGTGTGTCTCATCAAAATAGAAAAGAATTCATCTCC